TGCATTCAGAAGGTTATTCATCTAGTTCATTAAAACATGGTCCGTTTGCTTTATTAGATGAAAATTTTCCTGTTATTATTTTAAATTTAGATCAAAACCATTCTATAAAAACAATGAATTGTTATCAGGAAGTTTCTGCCAGAAATTCTCCTATTATTTTTATTACAAATGATATAAATATATTTGATGGAAATACTGATCAATATATAATAGTTCCTCAAAACACATCTTATGCTTCTTTATTAGGTATAATCCCTATACAACTATTTGCATATTATCTCTCCATTAATAGAAATATTGATCCTGATAAACCCAAAAATCTAGCTAAGGTTGTAACAGTTGAATAAAATAAAATTTATATTTTCAAAATTATAAAAATATAAATCTAAATATCTAGACTGACTATATTGCTAGAAGATTTTTTTCTACGACCACTACGTTTTGGCATATTACCTTCATTTTGTAGTTCTTTTATGTCATTAATACTAATGGTACTATTATCATTTGGATCATTAACTGTAGTTGGTTGTTGAATATTTATAGTTTTTGTTTTTAATCCAGAGAGAATATCAGTAATGTCACTAGGTCCTTTCATTTCAGGACGAGGTTGAACACGTCTACTAGTTCTGTCTTGGAGATCAGGTCTTTCATTATTTTCTCGAAGATTAATTCCATCTTCAAAATTACTTCTGCTTAAATTTAAATCTGGCCTAGCAAAATTATTGTTACCTGGTCTACTAATTGGTGGCGGAACAGCATTAGGACCTTGTGTAGCCATTGGTGGTGGTGGTCCCATACCTCTTTGAGGTTCTCCGAAGGTGCCGTTGGTAGGATTCATAACATTAGACATAAATCCTGAAAATCCAGGATTAGTTTGAGCCATAGAATTTACGGCCGCATTTTGGAATGAACGCATTAAGTCAGGGTTTTGACGCAATATATCATCCATACCAGGCATAGATGATTTAAACATAGTATTTGTCATATGAACCATCATTGCACTACCACCTAGTTGAAATAATAACTTCAATTCAGGTGCCATTGAAGCCTTGCTCTTATATTTTTCATGTAATTCACCAAAAATATCATCATAATCATTTATATTTTCTTGAACTTGCTCTGACCAACCATCTAATTTAACATCAAATGGATCAAATTTGTTGTTCAAAAATTCAATGCCATTTATAACAGCCATCAACATGTTACCTTGAAATTTTACTGAATTTTGTTTTGTCTTTTCTTCCATGATAGTTTCATATTCACCCATCATTTCTTGGAGGGAAGAATCCATTGAATATTTTTTTGATAATTCGACACCTTTCTTTTCAAGAGCTTCTAACTTTCTTAAATATTTAAATTTCTCTCGAAGCATTTCATCCTTTGATAATTTAGGTTCTGTTGCAAATGCTTTATCTGGATTTAAAGGTATATTATTGAATTTGCCATAGCCATCCCAACTTTTGTTATCATTTTCAGTATCTGAAGTAGCTCTTCCAAGGTTATTATCATCTAAACCACTTAATCGAATTGGAGTATTATCACTAAATGTTACTGATGGTTTACTATCAAATAAATCTGATTTAGGAGCAAATCCATTTGTTGGAATATCTTCAACTAAATCATTTAATTCATTTTCAAGTTTATTTAAATCTTCTAAATCAATATCACTTGTTGGTCTACTACTTTCCCTTACTTTATCATTCATTAAAAGTTCTAAACCTCCACCAAAATTAGAAGAACGCCCAAATCTACTATCATTCATATCAAGTTCTGTAATTTCCATTATATCTGCCATATTTATTGATTAAATAGAACATTTAATTTTAAGTATTACGAATTACAATTAATATATTTATAAATAAAATTAAAATATATATTTTCTAAATATCACTAATTTCCTCAAATTTAACATATATATATCCATCTCCGTCTGAATATGATTTAATACAATTGATTTCTACAATAAGACAATCATCAATATACAATTTATCATTCAAAGCATCTAACACAAATTTTACCATATTATCCAAATCTTTATTATTAGTATTATATTTTGGCGCGGTATCTTTTAATTCATTCGATTTTTTTCCACTTTTATAATGGGATTTTGGTCGCTTACAATAGAAATGTAATTGACACTTTAATGGTTTTGTCATTTTATCGTCAAGTAGTTCACCAATTACTTTAATAAATTCGTCTTTATCCTTTTTAGACGGATCATATGTGCCACCTTTCAATCGGTGTCTATGGCGCTTTAAACTAACTGGTTCAAAATCAATTGTTCTCTCGAATATCATTAATAATATAAATATTATATATCGTTTATATTATTATTATACTTATTATTTAGTTTCTAAATTCTGTAGGATTTATCGATGGGGCAATTAATCTTGAATTTAATTGTTCTCTCGATAAATATGGATTTTTTAGGTCAGAATTACAATAACCAAAACCTGGTGTACTTGAATCAAATGTGCCTTTAAAGGTATAAGGAACATTACTTGATGGTGTTTTACCAGTATTAACATGTGGATCTAAACCAAGTGTATAGCATGCTTCTTGATTATTATAATTCATAATTTGTAAACCATTTTTTTGGAGGTATTGACGATATTGCCAGTTAGATTGTATTCCTTCCTTTCTTTGAATTCTTTCATTTACAACAGCATCGGGGCTCCATTCACTCCACAACCTTCCATCTGACATTTTCGCTGGAGAATTAAAATCATAATTATTTGAAACATTATAACATTTTTCCCATCCATATTGTTTTGTTTTATCGCTATAACAAGTTAAACTTGACATTTATATAGTATAATTATAATAAAATTATTTAATTTATATTCAATTTTAAACTTATTCAACACCTAGTAATTTAAGTAATTCATGTTTCTTCAATTTTGATGCTTCAGAAATAGTAGTTAAATTTTTGTCAACCACAATACTTCTAAGCTTTGCCAATTGTAATTTTTTATAATCAATATTATTATTATGTTGTTCATGTTCTTCTCCTAAATTAATAGAAATAGTTTTCAAATCTAACGATGAAGGCATAATAATTTTTTCTAAAGGTTTTACTTCAGTATCATATTTAAGGTCCAATACTTCTTCAACATATTTATTATTAACTTCAGGTTCAAAATCTCCATCTAAATCAGGTAAATCTTCATGTTCAAAATCTAAATTATTAATTTCTTCATTTAATTCATCAGGTTCATTAGTATCTTCATTTAATACTTGTAATTTAATAATCTTAACTTTTTTATTATCTTCATTATCACTATCTGAATCATCTTCTATACTTTCTAAATCATCATTATCAATATCATTAGTTTCTTCAGTATTAGATTCATCATCAGATTCATCTTCATCATCAGATTCATCTTCATCATCAGATTCATCTTCATCATCAGCTTCATCTTCATCATCAGAAACTTCAATTAAATTATTTTTTTGTAAATTTCCTAAATTTTCTAAATTTTCTCCAATAGGATTAATTGGTTGTTGAAAACCATGTCCTCCCCTAATAGCTAAATGATTTAGTCCCATTTTAACTCCATTCATATCTTCTGCTAATGTTGAAACCAAACTTAACATTGAAGCAATTTTATGATTTTGATCTCTCATTTTACTTTCGAAATATACAACAAGAAGAGCTACAACTAGCACTAATATTCCTAAAAACATTAAAAATGTTGGATTAAATAAATCTGCTAAGGATGCCATTTTATTACAAAAAGATTATATAAATTAATTCATTAACTAACGAATTAATTTATTATATATTATATATTATTATCAATAATTTCTTTTGGATAGTTCATTTGTTGTAGCACAATTATACCTCCTTTAATGTCTGATATACCTTTCATTAAAGTATATTTATAAATCAAATTATTATTATCTTTTTCTGTCAGCATTTTATAGTTAATAATATTCTTTGTTTTTTCAAGTTTTTTACATACTTTAATAAAATGTGTTGTCAAAGTGCATGAAACATTTTTATATTTTGTTATATATTTCATAAAAGCTGTTGCGCTTTGTTCGGCTTCTTCTGGATTTGTTCCTGAATATAATTCATCAAATGCGCAAAAATGTGTATCTGTTTTATTTACACTAATAGCATCTAAAATTTCTTTACATCTCCTTGCCTCTGCTTGAAATAAACTATCACGTCCAGATGTGTCTGGGATATTTAAATAACAATGAATATGGTTAAATGGTTTAATTTTTGCTGAATCATAAAACCCGCAACCAAATTGTTGAGAGAATAAAATATTAATTAATGTAGATTTTAATATAGTTGTTTTTCCTGAAGCATTTGGTCCAGTGATTATCATATTTTTTTTTAATTTAATAGTATTTTTAATAGGATTTGAATTTTTAAGATTAGCATAATAGCTATTTTCTAAAATCGTTTTTTTTGATTCATCAATAAATAAAGTATAATTTATTTTTCTCTCTAAAATATTTTTTTGTAATCCCTTTAAGCAGTCCATATATCCATTAAAACCAAGAGAATATATAATAGCATCATCATAAACTTTGTCAGTATGTAATTCGTAAAAGCATCTGAATACATAACCAACTTCTTTTATCTTACTAAAATTAAACATGTTATAATCAGTTATATGTTGGATTTTTTCTTGAATTTGTTTAAATATATTCAATTTCTCTCTAACAATCGAATTGAAATCTTTATGTGTTTGTAGATTATTTGAATATTCTAGATAATTTTCCATAGAATTAATTGTATGATCAATATAAATTCTGATTTCATTAAAATGATTATGAATAGTTTTCATATTATTATTAAATCTTACACAAACCATAAAATTTTGATATATTGAAAATAAATAAAAGAATGCTGAGATAAAAATATAGAATTTTTCTTGAGAAGTAATCTCATTAAAATTGACTACGAATAGTTTTCCAATAGCATTTTGATTAGCTACTATTTTTAAAACATCAATATATTCGCTTATAGTAATTTGCAAGCCCTTCATTTTAATTATAAAAAATGGAATAATAAGTATTATAATAGGAACTAATAAAGAAATAATAGGAGATAAAAGATTATATATACTCATAAATTGTAGAAACCATTCAGACCTATTTAAAAATTCTACCATGTCCCATTCAACAAAGTAATACCTTTCTTTGAATCCAGCATCAATTTTTAATTCATTCCATATATCAACAATATTTTTATAATTTTTTGAATAATCGGTATATTTTACACCTAATGGTTTGTATTCTTTTAAAAGTATTTGATTATCCTTTAAAAAATTAACATCAGAAGTATAAAATTTACATATTTGTTCATTAAGTTTTTTAGAAACATCATTATCATTATCAAAACAAAATGTATAAATAGGATTACATGAACTATCAATAGTTTCAATTAATTCTAAATCTTTTATAATATTTTTATTTAATTCAACTTTGTTTTTAATATAAAAAATAGGGATCTTAAAATAGTCGTTAATTTCATTAATTTTTGATTCAGAAGTCATTATATTTTTAATTAGAAATTATAATGAATTAATTTTACGAATAACCTATTTGATACGATAGAAATTTTGATAAGATACTATATATTTTTTATTTATTTTATCATATACCTTAATATGATAATTATAGTGTTTACAATCTGGAGATGTTTTTAATATATCAGTCAAATTATTTAAAGCTTCATCTAAATCAGAAAAAATTAATAATTCGCTCCAAAATTTTTCTTCACAAGCATCATAATCTTTAATATCTCTTGTTATTATATATAATTTGTTATCTTCTGGCATATACTAACTTAATTTTTTATCTCTATATAGGTTTAAATTTTACTTAAAAAATTTAACTCACCAGGCATTTCAGTAATTTGTGTAGCATAATGTTCTTCAATTTTTTTCATTTGCATTACATCACGTCTAGTAATAAAATTTATTCCAACTCCCTTACGTCCCCATCTACCAGAACGACCAATTCTATGTAAATAAGTATGTATACATTTTGGTAAATCAAAATTCATAACAACACTTACCTGTTGAATATCAATACCTCTAGCTGTAACATTTGAAGAAATCATCACTCTGGATATTCCATTTCTAAAGTCATTAAATGCTTTATCGCGGTCACCCTTATCCATATTACTATGAATACGACATACTGGGAAACCATCTTCACACATTGCTTCATATAAATCTTGAACACGCTTAATACTGTTACAATAAATAATAGTATGCGATAATGTAATAAATGAAAAAATATCCTTTAGAGTTGTATATTTTTCTCTATCATCATTAACAGCAATATAATATTGTGCTATTCCCTCTAAAGTTAATTGTTCTCTTTTTACATAAATTTTTACTGGATTTCGCATAATCTTTTCAATAATAGGATTTATTCCATCAGGTAAAGTTGCACTAAATAAACAAACTTGAACATCAGAATTTAAATGTTGAAATATATTATAAACTTGCTCTTTAAAACCAGAAGACAACATTTCGTCTGCTTCATCTAATATAATTAACTTAATACTTTTACTGCTAATTCGGTCTCTACGCATCATATCATGAACACGCCCAGGACATCCACAAATAATGTGTGGAATATTTTTACTAGAAAAACTGCTACCTTCTTCAATAGAAGAACCACCAAAAAGAGTTTGAGTTTTTAATCCATTCATAAAACTACCTAAATTAGAAACAACCTTAGCAGTTTGTGTTGTAAGTTCTCTAGTAGGTGATAAAATAAGAACTTGAGTAGAAGATTCAGCAGTATTTACTCGTTGTAAAGCCCCAATACTAAATGTTGCTGTCTTACCTGTTCCTGATTGAGCTTGAGCAATAACATCTCTACCATCTATAACAGGTTTTATGGCTCTTTGTTGAATTGGACTTGGTTTTTCAAATCCATACGCAAAAATACCACGTAAAATATTGGGATCGATTTCTAATTCATCCCAAGTATGTATTACATTTTCTGTGGAATCAAATATTAATTCCTCAGAAATATCGCTAACAAATTTGTTGTTTTCTGTTGTCATTGTATATAACATAATGCTATCTATTTAAGTGTATTTCAATTAATAATTATATAAATTAAAAAATTGATATAAATATAAAGCGATAATTATATTACAATTAGAAAGATGACATCAGTAACCTTAAGATACACTTTAGAAGAGATTGAAAATATTGTTTTCAATGGTTTTGATTATAGTATACCAGATGATGTAATAGAAAAAATTGCTAATTTGGCTGTTCAGGTAGGTTCTCCGGATTATGTTAAAACACCTGTTTTCAAAAAGCGCGTTAATCCTATGAAGGTTGACCCTGAAACTTCTTCTAATTCTAGTTCAGTCACTAAAGATTTATCTAAAAAAAGAAGAGGAAATAAAAATATGGAAATATTGCAGGATGAAGATTGGAATTCTGTTAGAACTTTTCAAACTACTAAAATTGAAACCAAAACAGGTATAGATGCTGAATTCGATTCTATTAGAGCTATTATTAATAAAATAACTGACAAAAATTACTCTGATATGTGTAATAAAATTATTGAAATTATTGATAAATTAGTGTCCGGAAATTCTGAATCAAATTTAAGTAAAATTGGAGAGAATATTTTTGAGATTGCTTCATCTAACAGATATTATTCGAAGATTTATGCAGATTTATATAGTTATTTGTCTTCCAAATATAATTTTATTAAAGAACAATATTTACAAAATCTTGATAAATTTACTGATTTATTTAACAACATTGAATATGTAGATTCAAATGAAAATTATGACAGGTTCTGTGAAATCAATAAAATAAATGAAAAACGAAAGTCTTTGGCAGCTTTCTATATTAATTTAATGTATTGTGGGATTATTTCAAGACATGACATTATGACAATCACTAGAAATTTGTTATCAAAAGTATATGAATACATTTCAGTAGAAAATAAAAAAAATGAGGTTGAAGAATTAACTGAAGTTATTGCGATTTTATACAAAAAAGATTTATATGAGAGTAATCAAAATGATATTAGTTATGAAAAAATTGAAGGGTTTACAATTAATGAAATTATAGAAAAAATTGCAAATAGTAAGGTTAAGGATTATAAGAGTTTAACTAATAAATCGTTGTTTAAGTTTATGGACTTAATTGACATGTAAAATAATTTAATAAATTTTTTTATTTTTACGCAATTCAAAAATTCATACACTTCGGTAAATAAATAACCATATAATAATTTAAATAAAAATTATTATATTTACACCCTTGAAGATTTAAAACCGCACCTTTTACAATTTATAATAAAAATATATTAAATATTTTTTTATTATATAAACAATGGAAATAATAGATAAAGATAATAGAATAAAAGAACTTGAAAATGAAAACGCATTATTAAAAGAACAATTAAATAAATATTTAATGAAAAATAAGATTTATTATGAAAACAATAAAGAAGAGCATAAACAGAAGGTAAAGGAATATAGAGAAAAAACAAATTACACGTATAAACCATCACCAGAACAAAAAAAAGAATATAATAAACAAGCATATTTAAGGAGAAAAAATAAATTAAAAAAATTAGAAATTGAAAAAAATGAAAATATTTAGGAATAAGTAAATTAATTATTAAACTACTTAAAAATAAAATCTTTAGTATATTTATAAAGGATGGAAAAAGAAGTAAATCCACCAACCGACTTTTTCAAAGGAATTAAAACATCTTTGAAAAGTGTCTTGAAACATCCTGACATTAACCTACCAAAAATTACAAATGCTGTAATTAAGTGTAATAAAATTGTTATTCAAACTATGATGTTTATGAAACTTTTTTTATTAGACCATTATGATAAGCATAATTCATTGCCAATTATTAATGATGATTTTATTAACTCTTGTATGAAAATATTATGTAATGAAAAAGCAACTGGAAGACCACCTAAAAAAGAAATCAAAGAACTAAAAGATTGTTTAACCGCTTTTTACAAAACAGATTTTCAACCACTTATTCAAAATGAAAATTTGGATTATACTCATATGAACACTATTTTAGATTATTTAACGATTGACATTCTTACGATGTATGAGAACAATATTAAAATACATTATGTGGAGTATATTGAAAGATTTGTGAATGTAGTTTGGAAAAAGAAGTTTATTATGAATAAAATAAAAAAATTAAATATTACTCAAAAAGCAAAAGAACAACGAATAAATAATTTATGTAATCAATTACGCAAAATTAAAAACGATTTACTAAATGTTGAAAATAGTAATTATAAATCTCATTCTATGTATCACACTTGGATTAACCAACAAAAAAAATTTATTACACCAAATAAATCAACTTACAAAAAGAATAATATTGTTTATGACTTAATGTGTAGTCCTTTTGATTATTTTCCTTGTATGATTAGAATGATGAAACAAATTGAAAAGGAAGAACAAACTATTTATAATGTGTTTCCTATGAGAAGTGAAGTTATACCAAAACACATACGATTAGATACAACTACATTAGTTCATTTGCTTATGACAAAGAAACAAGGTAATAAAAGTGATTATTTGACAAAAGGAAATTTGAAACGCAAAGAAGATAAAATATGGGAGTTCTTTTTTAGAACTGAAAGAAAGTTTTTCAAGAAGAAATATTATGAATTTCACCATATGATAGAAACAGATGGAGTAAGTTGTTCTTTGTTATTGTTGCGTAAAGATTTAATTGGTAAGAAATTACCGATGATGAGTAAAAAATGTTTATCAAGTGAAACCTATATTGATGAATTAGATGATTATTCTACTTTACAAAATAAGAAAATTGTAGCAATAGACCCTGGAAAAAATGACCTGATTTATTGTGTGGATAATTCAAATAAAGAAGCGAATAAGTTTCGTTATTCACAAGACCAACGAAGAAAGGAAACAAAGAAAAAGAAGTTTTCAAAAATACAATTGGAATTAAAGGAAGAAAAAATAAACGGCAAAACAATTGTAGAATGGGAAACTGAATTATCAAAGTTTAATCGTAAATCACTTAACATAACAAAATTTAAGGAATACATTAAAAATAAGAGTGAAATAAATGGAATGTTATTTACCTTTTATGAAAAATATATTTTTAGAAAATTACGATTACAAAGTTATAGAAACACAAAAAGAAGCGAACAACGAATGTTAAATAATTTCAAATGTATTTTTGGTAATAAAAATGATGTAATAGTTTGTTTTGGAGATTTTGAGCAAAAACAACAAATGAAATATAAAGAACCAACCAAAGGAAAAGGAATGAGAACTTTATTTAGAAAAGCAGGATTTCAAACATACTTGGTAGATGAATATAGAACCAGTTGTAGATGTTCTAAATGTGAAGTAGGTGTTTGTGTAAAGAATATGGTAGGAAAAAATCCAAGACCATATAGAAGTGGTAATGTCTTAATCCACGGACTGATTTGTTGTAAGAACGGATGCGGTTATTGGAATAGAGATGTTAATGGTGCTACAAACATTTACAAAATTGCTTATAATGCGATAAATAATAAAGAAAGACCAAATTATTTATCAAGAAGCAAAAACAACTCAGGGTTTTTAGAAGAATTCCCAAAACCAAAATTTACACGCTCTGTAAAGAGCAAACCTTTTTGATTTTTTATTTCACCGAAAGGTGCGGTTTTAAATCTTCAAGGGTGTAAACAATGTCAACTGATGAAGAAGATATAGCTATTTCGTTTTATATACAAGAAATTGAAAAAGATACTGAAAACAATTTAAATATTGATGAACTAATGATGGAAATTGATAATACTGAATTAAATTACGATTTATCTATTCCACAAATGATAAATTATCACGAAAATTATACATTAAAAGAACTATTAATAATATGTGAATATTATGGCTTTGCTAAGGAGTTAAAAAATAACAAATACAATAAAGAACAAATAGTTGATTATTTGGTTTCATTTGAATCTGATATTAATAATTCAGATATAGTTTTTAAAAGACAAAATATGTGGTTTTATATTAATCAACTAAAAAATGATAAATTTATGAAGAAATTTGTATTATGGTAAAATAGTAAAATATTTTATATTATATTAAATATAAAATATTTTAATAAAATATATAAATGGTATTATCAAAACTAGATAGTGATGTTAGTTATCCTGAATTAAAAAGTGTTGATTCAGGGGATTTAAAAATGGAAGCTAGCTTATATCAGTTAGAAGTTAAAGGTATTGATGTTATTATTGCTGTTGGAAATTCTAAAAATACTTATGAGGATAAAAATATATTATACTTTCCAATTTATTTAGTTAAATATAATAATAAAGTAATTCAGATTGGCGTGTATGAAATTAAATCTTCCGATTATTTGTCTTATCTTGATAAATATAATAACTTAGATATAGAAAAAATGGAAGAACCATTAATCTATTCATTTGTTTCTAAAGAATTCTTGAATAAAATGCGATTAAAACCTGATGTACCATTACATAGAATTGATAAAGAGGAGGGCGAACTATCTCAAGATGAAGAGGAAGAAGAGGAAGATGAAGAGGAAGAAGAGAATTTTGTTGTTGATTATGAAATTCAACCTGAGCGCGAAGATATATTTATTAAGATTAAAGGAGTTCCTGTGCCTCCATTATTACCTGAAGAAACCCCAAAACAAGCTAAAGACATTCGAGAGAAATATCATGAAACACCTAAGGATACATGGATTAATAAATTTATGAAAAATTATAATTTTAATATACAAGATAATGAAGGTGGTGGTGATTGTTTATTTGCAACAATTAGAGATGCTTTTTCGAGTATAGCACAACAAACTAGTGTTAATAAAATCAGAAAAAAATTGGCAGAAGAAGCGACACAAGAACTATTTGATAATTATAAAGAACTATATGATATGAATAGTGCATCTATAATAAGAGACACAAATAGAATTAAAGATTTAGCTAATGAATATGCGTTATATAAAGAAAGAATTCATCAAACAATTGATAGAAATGAACAAAAAGCTATTACAATACAAGCAAAAGAAATTAAAGCAGAACATGATAGATTAGTTGAAGAGAAAAGGGTATCTGCATCTATATTAAAGGAGTATAAATTTATGAAAGGTATTGAAAACCTTGATCAATTTAAACGTGTTATAAGACATTGTGATTTTTGGGCTGATACTTGGGCTATATCGACATTAGAGAGAATTTTAAATATCAAATTTATTGTTCTATCAAGTGAAAATTATAAAGCAAAAGATGAAAAAAATGTTTTGCAATGTGGTCAATTAAATGATAAAATATTAGAACAACGTGGTAGATTTACACCGGACTTTTACATAATAGTTGATTATACTGGTAATCATTATAAATTAATCGGTTATAAGAAAAAAATTATTTTTAAATTTAGTGAAATACCTTATGATGTAAAGAAATTGGTTTACGAAAAGTGTATGGAAAAAAATGCTGGACCATTTTTTATTATTCCTGATTTCCTAAAATTTAAAGCAAGTCAAAAAAAATCTGTAATTAAAGAAGCTCAATATGAAGACCTAACTGAGTCTAAGCTAAGAGGATTATATAATGATGATATTGTGTTTCAATTCTATTCAAAATCTCTTGACAAACCGCTTCCTGGAAAAGGTAGTGGAGAGAAAATTCCAAATGATAGATTGCGTGAATATTCAACATTAGCTTCTATTCCTCAATGGCGTAAAAAATTGTCTAATTTCTGGACACAACCTTTTACATTGGATAATCATACATGGTCTTCTGTTGAACATTATTACCAAGGCTCTAAATTTAAGAAGACACATCCTGATTTCTATTTGAGTTTCTCTCTAGATTCTGGAACAGATTTATCTAAAGATCCAGCTATGGCAAAAGCTGCTGGTGGAAATACTGGTAAATTTAAGGGTGAACTGTTAAGACCTGTTGAAGTGTCTGCTGATTCAGACTTCTTTGGAAAAAGACAAAAGAGAGAAATATATGCTGCTCAGTATGCGAAGTTTACTCAAAACGAAGATTTGAAAACATTATTATTAGCTACCGGAGATGCTAAGTTAACACATTTTATTAGAGGAGCTGAACCTGAAGTATTTGATGAGTTAATGTTAATTCGTGATAAAATTAGAAAATCCGAAATCTAAAATAATTTAACCAAATATTTTTTTAAACATCCTTTTGGTTTCAAGCTCTTTGAATAACTTAATAAACTAATTAAAGCATCAATTTGAGTTAAAAATTCAACTTGTTTTTCTTCGTCAATTTTTATTTTTTTCTCGATAACTAAAACATGAAGAAAATATTTGAGTAAATCACCTGTAATACTAGCTCGTTTATTAGCGTCAAACTTAACATTTTTTAAAGAATAAACAAACTTATAAATATTTTGCATAACTATAATAAGATTTGGAATATCTTTACTATCTATTTTACCATCCTTAATTGTTTCAATTATAGCCTTTTCAATATCAGTTAATATATTTGGTTTTAGAGTGATAATACTATTTATGATGCTAATTACTTCCGGTGTAAGAGGTATAGAAAGTTTCTTGGTCGTCTCTTCATTTTCAAGTGATTTTTTTATTAAATCAATAAAGGTTTGTTCAATTATCTTTGAAACTATATTTGTAGTAATTTCTATAAGAGGAGGTGTAGTAGGAACAAGAACATTGGATTTATCTTCGCTTATATTTTCATTAGAAACTGATTCTGACATATAAATATATAAAATATTATAAATATTTTAAGTATTTTTAACCTAAATATTTTTATTTACACCTTTGAAGATTTACACCTTTTACAACAATTATAACTATAGAAATATGTATAATGGTAAATTTTTCAATCTTCAAAAGTGTAAAAACTTAATTGTAAAAGTAACTTATAAATTTGAATAAAAATCCATATAAAAAATAATATTATATTATAAGAATGAATATAACTAAACAAAGTAGAGAATTGATGTTATTTTTTTCAAAAAATAAACATTTAAATTATGATAAACAAAGTAATAAAACTAAGAATATATTAAGAGAATTATATAATAAAATTTTAGAAGCTTATAATTTTTGTAAAAAAAATATACATTATAAAATATTAGTCAAAAAAATATTAAATGTTTCACAAATAACAAAACCCTTAAATTTCAATTCAAAAAGTTTTCCTGATATAGTAAGAAATCATATAGACCAATCAATGATGTCTGAAATTTCCTTTTCTTTTTCTCTCTACGATAGAAAAATAAGAGTTAATTTTATTGTCGAACATGACAATGTAGAGTTAGATATTGAAGTATATAATAGATATATGGAGTCAATATGTATGTGGCTATATATATTAAATATATATGGTTCTAAAGAATGTGCAAACACATTAACGATTTATTTTTATTTTACTTCTCTCGAAAAATCTTTACCAAATTCTAATATTCATATATTGAATGAAATAAATGTCAATACAGCATTTACTACAACATGTCCTAAAGATTCAGAAATAGTAGTATTTAGAAAGGAGGAATGGTTTAAGGTTTTTATCCATGAAACTTTTCATAATTTTGGTTTGGATTTTTCAATGATGAATAATGATGAAGTAAATAGTTGTATTTTGAATATTTTTAAGGTTAATTCGCAAGTGAATAGTTATGAAGCTTATACTGAATTTTGGGGCGAAATAATTAACGCATTATTTTGTAGTTTTTATAGTATTAAAAATAAGGATGACATTAATGATTTTCTCTCTAATTCAGAGTTTTATATTAATTTTGAAAGAACATATAGTTTTTTTCAATTAGTTAAAACACTTGATTTTATGGGTTTATCATATAAAGATTTGTATTCTAATTCAAAACATTCTATAGTAGTTAGAGAGAATTTATATAAAGAAAATACAAATGTTTTATCATACTATATAATTAAATGTGTATTAATAAATAATTATCAAGGGTTTTTAGGTTGGTGTCATAAAAATAATTTATCATTATTAGATTTTAAAAAAACAATAAGCAATCAGAGAGAATTTTGTAAATTTGTTGAAAAAAATTATAAGATACAATCAATGTTAAATGGTATTAATGAATCTGAGTTTTTTCTCTCTAAGTTAAAAAAGAAAAAGGGAAACAATAAATTTATTTTATCAAATTTGCGTATGAGTATTTGTGAATTAGGTTAAAACCTTCCTTCCTTAAACATTTTCAAATGCGTTTTACAATACACTTCACCAGGTAAACATTTTGCAAGACAACAATTATTATTATAACCACGTTTGGCGCATACATATTTATAACTTCCATTACCAATATATTTTTTATTAGATTTCCAAGCTTCGCTAGCCGCATCAAAGTCAATATTGACTTCGTATAGTGCTGATTTTTCGTATTTAGTGTTACTTCTTGTATTCATTGTGATTGTTTTATAAGTTATGTATATTTCATAACTTGTGAAAAAGTAATTCAATTTTTTTATAAATAGAAAATAACATATAAATAATTATTATTTATTGATTATAGTAGCATTTGATATATTTTTTATTATTTTTTCATTCTTACTTTCATCTGTCGTCATTGCTTCCACAACTATCTTATCATATTTATCAGATATTTTTGAAGAAGAATTATTATAGTCTGGATATTTCTCTCGAAATTGTGGTAACAATCTTATATTTTTATCTGCTATTTTGTTTACAGCTTTCTTTAATCGTGTTTTGTTTTCATCTTCTTTTTCCCATTGATTTTCATCTTTTATATACATAGTTTCGCGCTTTTTATCTGTACAATGAATAGGTCTTATTGTTTCATCTAAGTTATTTAAGTTTTTAACGATTATTTTTGAAATACCCTCTATATATCCTACTTCACCAACATCCATTAAATCAGATAGTTGAAGTTTAATAGAGTCGACAAAATCAGTTATATTCATGGCATTTTTACATGTCTCGTTTAAAAAGAAATTAAGATTGAATGCTTTGTTATGAGAATTGGTATGTGTGGTATTATTGTTGTTGTTGTTATGTGTTCCATTTTCAAGAATTGACATTAATTTAGCATTTTGTTCAATAAGTGTCTTAATAAGGTCATCTTTATCAAGATCATTAAGTTTTTTATTCTCATAAATATTATCTGAACATTTTTGTTTATGTCTCCATAATCCAGTTCTATCAGTATACTCTTTTCCACAATTTTCACAGCTATACGCTTTAATATCTGGTTTTTTTGCCCCTTTTTGCCCGTTTTCTGTTGCCGATATGTTGCTATCTGTTGATTTCTTATGTTTAGATGTTAAAATATGTCTTTCCCAACTATATTTTTTACAGCAATTAAAGTCACAATAATTACATATATATTGAAACTGCCCTTTTTCTACCCCTTTTGCCCCTAAATTGTTGCTTAATGTTGCCATATATATTATTTTAAGAAAAAAAACTTTAAATTTTTATAATCACAATTTATTTTTTTCAGTTTAATTTGTCACGATAATTTTTCAACATCGTCACAGAAAAAATCAGTCAGTAAGGACTATTTTCGCTTTTCATTTTTGGACATTTTTTTTGTCCATTTTGAAAAAGTTAAAATACTTTTCATTTTTTGAAATATTTTTTTATAAATAATAAATATTCAAACCAACTTAAAGAAAAACAAAAACAATTTTATTTTACATATTTTTATATTTCAAAGATGGATTAAATATTGTAAAAAGTAATATAAGTATATTTACACCTTTTAACATTAGAAATTGTTACTCATTTATTAACTTTATTTAGAAAAAGTTAATAAAAATACATAAATATTTAGGCATTTTAATTGTCCAAAGGTGTAAAAAGTTTAAAAATAACGATCATTTTTGTGTCTATTGTATAATATGGTATTTAATGTTTCACTATTAGAAATACTATCTGCTAGGTTTTGTGCTTCTGTTGGATTTCTTAATTTATTTTTGTGAAGATGGACCATTAAAAATAAATAATCACCAAATTCTTGTGTAAAATGTCCAAAATTAAATTTAAGAACTTTCCAATAATTTCTCAATAAATCAGAATTTGCCCACTGTATATAACTAGCAATCCAAGCATTTTTTTCAGTACAATCACTATTTGCTGTTGTTAAAAAATCTTCCCACGACTGGAATATACGCATACAAATAAGATTTACTGTAGTCATCTCGTTGTTGTCAGAATGATATATTTCTTTTCCTAAAATTTTTTTTTGCCAATCGAAATATAACGAGTTTATAAATGTAGGACATTTATCATAATAATCTACCATTGACTTATCAATCTCTAACAAACCTCTATCTATCATCCTAAATGTTGCGAGTATGTGCATTTCTTGTGTTTGTAATGTAAAAACTCTATACGTTAAATATATACTTATTGGAACAAACATTGACCCAATAATAATAATTTTGTCTGTAAAATTATTTAAAAAAATATTTGAACGATTTTTTGCAACATACCATATAAAGAAGTATATAAATACCAATATAATAATTAATATACTTTCTAAAACATACATATTGTATTTTATATATATATATATATATATATAAATTATATAAATTATATATGTATTTATAAAAACATTTATACCATTGAATATTTTCACGACATAAAAAATGTAAAATCTAAATATTACAATATAGTTTAGAAATACAATGTTAAAAACCACACTGTTATGCTTAGAATAATTCACAGTTTTATAATATTTTTATTTATTTTGAAAAACACATTTTTCTTTCAGGTCTGTGTAATGTTATTGAATGAGTAATTGGCATTTGAAATATAAAAAGTGTAAATAAAATTGAAAATAAAAATTATATATTAAATAAAAGCATATTATATATTATAATTAAACTAAAATGGGAATTAGATATTTAAACAGATTTTTAAAGGATAACGCTGCTTCTTCAATAAAGTTTTGTAATCTTGCGGAATTATCTGGAAAAAGAATTGCTGTAGATATTAGCATTTATATGTACAGGTTTGCTTCTGATAACACTCTTATTGAAAATATATATCTTATGTTATCTGTTTTTAGACATTACAATATTATTCCTATATTTGTTTTTGATGGTAAACCGCCGCCTGAAAAACATGAATTACTTCAAAAGCGAAAGGAAGATAAACAAGAAGCTGAGAATGAATACAATAAACTTAAAAATAAATTAGAAATTAATAACGACATGGATGATGCTGATAAACAAGAAATTATTTATAATATGGATATGTTAAAGAAAAAATTTATTGCTATAAATAAAAATGACGTTGAAAATATTAAAATTTTAATTAGAGCTTATGGTGCTACATACTATGATGCCCATGGTGAAGCAGATGAATTATGTGCTATGCTAACTATAAAAGATAAAGTTTGGGCATGTTTAAGTGAAGATATGGATATGTTTGTTTATGGTTGTCCACGTGTTATAAGATACCTTAGTTTATTAAATCATACAGCTGTTGTATACGATGTAAAAGGTATATTAAACAACTTAGGGGTTAGTCAAAAAGAACTTAGAGAGATTTGTGTTTTATCTGGAACAGATTATAATTTAGAATGCGATGATAATAAAATTTCACTTAATAATACCTTAAGGCTTTTTAAGAAATACCATAAATCAAATTCAAAAGTAAGTTTTTATGAATGGTTAAATGACAATAATAATTATATTAAAGATTATGACCTTCTAATGAAAATCTATGATATGTTTGATTTAAATATCAACCATTTTGATATAAAAGTTTTTGAAAAAATTAAAATAATAAACGGACCTGTTCTCAAAGATGAGATTAAAAACATTTTAAAAACAGATGGATTTATATTTCCAAACTAAAATAATATATAATTTTTTACTCTAATATTTTATATTATTATATATAATGTTAGACCTATATAATAATAAATATGATAGAAAAGTCTTGAAAGAAAACATCTATTCACTCAAACTAATTGATATACTTAAAACTCAAATACTTGATGTAACATTTATTGTCAGATATATTTTAAGTGATCTATATCAGTTTACAGACGAAGATAAAAGTATAGATGTTGATTTAGTTTTAAAGTATCAATCACATATCCAGAGAGAAAAATTAATGGATGCATTAAAAGATTATGATTCTGATGAAGATAGTGTAGAAGATTTTCAGTCATTTTCAGAAAGGTAATCTAAATAAAAAGTTTAGAATCAATATCGTAAAATGAATCAGTTGATAATTGAGGTATTTGACTGAATCCGTTAGTTTTAAGTAAATCCCGCATTGATTTCAATAATTCTCTCCAAGAACAATTTGAAGTTTTGTTTATACAATCTATAAAAGACCAAGTTAACGCTCCTTGAGCTTTATTTTCAATTAAAGTTTCAGCACTTGTTTGTAAATCCATACATCCACTTATCATAATAACATTTCCTTTACATTCTGATACTTTATCATTTTCCGAATATTTATCATAATTGTTGCTATCTAAATAATTGTATTTTAAATCTAGTATGGTGCCACTATGACAACTATCAAATAATCCTATTATTGTTATTTCTCTCGCCAAATGAGTTTGAATAATATTCTTTAATTCATCATCAAGGATAGCTTGAAGGTCATAACTAACTAACATCTCGTCTCTTCCATCAGTCTCATCATTGTTTCTATCATAAGTATATGAACCGTGACCACTATAATAGAAGAATAATACATCACCACTATTAGCATTAATTATTAAATTTTTTAATTCATTTAATATATTAGTTTTAGTGGGTTTTATATCTGTTAAATCAGTAAGTATTTTAAAATCATTGAAACCATTCGAGGAAAGGAGATCTTTCATTCTAGTTGTGTCATCGATACATCCATTTAATACATAAGGAGTATCTAAATAATTAATACCTACAAGAAGTGCTTTTTTATTTTTAATATTTTCTTTAACAATATTAAATTCAGGATTAAAAGAATTAACAAGTTGAATAGACGCATTTAAATTATTACGTAAAATTGCTAAAGTTTTATTATAATCAGCGAATAATATATTAATTCTTGCTGGTTTATTTCGTAAACTAGAATATTGAATATTTCTATAATTTTTTTTTAAAGCTGAATTTAAACGCGCTACATTAGAATTAAAAATATTATTCAATTCATTGATTCTGTTTCTTTTATAAGTATCTAAATCACTACTCATTATAATTTAAAGCGATATAATAAGTATTTAAATA